CTCAGCAGACCATGCAGGGTCGTTATAATCAATGGATTAAGAACGACGAGGCTTTCTTGGCGTACATGCCAGAGAAGGAAGTGGATGCGCGGCGTCGGGCGAAGCGCGAGCAGGGTGATCCCCAGTTCACGACGCTGAAGATTCCCTTCGACTACGCCGTCTTGATGTCTTATCACACTTACGTAACGAGTGTGTTTCTCGGCCGGAATCCAATTCTTCAATATTCCGGTCGCAACGGCCAAGGGCAGAATGCGACGATGGCCGTCGAATCCGTCATGGACTACCAAGTCCAAGTTGGGCGCATGTTGCCCAACCTCTACATATGGTTATTGGACTCCGGGAAATACGGAGTCGGAATCCTTGGCAACTACTGGTGCAAGGATCAAATGATTATCTCCGAGGAAATCGACGTTGAGGACGATTTCCTAGGGGTTGGTCTCGGTACGACGCACAAAGAGATGCGTCAGAAAGTCCTTACAGCTTACGAAGGGAATGAATTATATAACGTCCGGCCCTATGACTTCTATCCCGATCCGAGAGTAACCTTCACCAATTTGCAGAAGGGTGAATTCTGTGGAAGACTTTGTCAAGTCTCATGGAACTATATGGTTAAAGGAGCCGCAAGAGGACTCTACTTCAACCTCGACGCTGCGCGCGATGCTCGATCTGGCTCGATCGGCTCGCAAGAAGGCAGCCCAATTATCACGTATCCGGTGCGCCCGGGAGAAGGTGGCTGGTCGCACACTGGTCGGCAAATCAACCTCAATGGTCTGGATCTCCTCGAATTCTATATTGAACTCATTCCCAGGGAATGGGGATTGGGAGAAGGAAGCTACCCGGAAAAGTGGGCCTTCGCGATAGCGAATGATTCTGTCATCGTCGGCTGCCAGCCGATGGGGCATTACCACAATAAATTCCCGTTCGCTCTGCTCGAAAGCGAACCGGAAGGTTACGCACTGTTCAAGCGCAGCATGCTTGAGCTCGCCGGCCCACTAACGGATGTAATGACATGGCTGTTCAACGCACATTTCTACAATACGCGGAAAGCTTTGAACGATATGTTCATCGTCGATCCGTCGAAGATTGTCATGAAGGACCTGTTGGACCCCAGGCCTGGCAAGATCATCCGTTTGAAAGAGGAGATGTACGGGCAGGATGTGAGAACGGCGCTCACGCAGTTCCAGGTCCAGGATGTGACCCAGATGCACATGCAGGATGCTCAAGTAGTGTCTGGTTTGATCCAGAGAGTGACTGGAGTGAACGACTCCATCATGGGTGTGGTCAATTCTGGCGGGAGAAAGACAGCTACCGAAGTCCGTACTTCTTCTACGTTTGGTATCAACCGATTGAAAACTGCTTCGGAGTGGATGTCCGCGACTGGTTTCTCGGACCTATCGCAAATTCTGCTCCAAAGTACGCAACAAATGATGCAGGATTCCATGAAAATCCGCATCGCAGGTGATGCTTTTCAGCACCAAGGTTCAGTGGAAAGCTTCTTGCAAGTGAGTCCGCAGGACATCGCAGGCTTTTACGACTTCGTTCCCGTCGACGGCACCTTGCCGATCGACCGAATGGCGCAAGTAGCATTGTGGAGCCAAATGCTTTCTCAAATGGCCCAGGCTCCTCAAGTTTTGCAATCGTACGACTTGGGCAAAATCTTTGCCTTTGTCGCCCAGTTGGGCGGACTGAAGAACATCAACCAGTTCAAGATTGATGTTATGTCCCCAACAGCAATCCAGCAGCAGCAAGCCGCTGGTAACGTGGTACCAATCGGAGGCGGAGGTGGACGACAACAACGAGGCAATGGTTCGAGAGAGACTGGAACTGCTCCAGTCGTTGCAGGCGCACCCGGGATGGGTGTTGCTGCTTGAGGTAATGAAGGGGCAGTTAAAGACGAGAGCGCAGACGGCTTATGGAAAGGCGCTATCATCGAACGACGACGCACTGAAACAGAACTATGAAACTGGCATCATTCATGGGATTCGATTCGCGCTTTCGATGCCAAAAGTGTTAGAAACAGTAGCTTACGAGGAATGGAGGACTTTCATCAATGACGAACGCAGCACAGGGGAACCCCCAGATTCCGGTTCACCCTGAAATTGCAGCTCAGCATCGCGCCGCGCAGGCGCAGTCGCCGCAAAACGCGACTAATTCTCAACAACCGGCTCAGCAGCAAGCTCCGTCGCCCGAGATCGACTGGGCCGCGCTTGCGATGGGCATGGATGATATCGATTCGAGCCCGCAGCAACCACAAGCGCCCGCGGCGCAGCCGAACGGACAAGCTCCGAACGGTCAAGCGCCGCAGCCGCAGCCTGGGGAACTAACGCCTGAGCAGAAGGCGGCAATTGCCCAAACGGAAATGGAGCAACTAGGCCAAGCTCCTGCTCAGCCGCAGTCGCAACAGCAACCGGTCGATCAGAATGCGCTCATGTCGCAGGCTGCCGACTACTTGCTGAACACGACTTATAAAATGTCGGACGAGCAAAAACGTCAGTTGGTATCGGAACCGGATGTGGCGATTCCCCAACTCGCAGCGCGTATGCACGTGCAGATTGCCTCCCAGCTGGGTCAGCATTTCCAGCAAGTTCTTAGCCAGGTGCTCAAGGAATCCGTTCCTCAAGTAGCGCTCCAGGCGATGAACAAACAGATGGGAGCGTTCAAAGCCGAGCAGACGTTCTTCTCCAGTTACCCCGCATTGCAGCGTCAGGAGTTCCGTGGGACCGTACTTCAGTGTCTGAAGTTCGCGAAACACTTGAACCCCCAGGCGGATCGAAACACGATTATGCGGGAAGCAGCAGAAATGGCGGCGGCAAAGCTCCGGGTGAGCCTGTCGTCGTCACAACAGGCACAAGCGCCGCAGCAGCAGAGGCAACAGCCTCAGCAACGCCAGCAGCCGCAAATGCCTTTCCTGCCTGCTCAGTCTGGAGGAGCCGCGCCCGCACAAACGCAACAGCCGAACGCCAATCCCTTTGAGGAGCTGGCGCTCGATTCAGACTGGTAAGGAAATTTCAACATGGCAGCAGTAGCAGGCCTCCGGGGTACCGGAGATTGGGGCACCGACGAGCGTCCGAAGAACTTTCGGGAGCTCATCATGTTCCGGAACCCGAACGGTTCCGCGCCGATTTTCGCTCTGACGAGCAAGATCGCTGAAGAAGCAGTAAACGATCCGGAATTCGCCTGGTGGGACGAGCCGAACGACTTGATTCGATTGCAGGTCAACGGCGGTTTGAACTCGACGGCGACGGCACTGGTCGTGAACTCCCCCGATCCGGACGCGACGGACCCCGGATTGCTGTATGGACTCGCAACGCACCTGAAGCCGGGCGACCTTCTGTTGGTCGAGCCGGTGCTGGGCGCGGAAGTGGCCGCGAGCTGGCAGGCGGAAATCGTGCAGGTCACGGCGGTTGCGTCGGCGACGGCGCTGACGATCTCGCGCGGCGCTGCAGGTTCGACGGCAGCGGCGATCGCGAACGCGGGCTTCTTGACGAAGATCGGTTCGGCATACGCCGAAGGTACGGCGTCGCCGAACGCCGTGTCGCGCAATCCGATCAAGTACTCGAATCTGTGCCAGATCTTCAAGACTTCGTACGAAGTCACGGGCACGGCGGACGAGACTTACGCGCGGACCGGCAACGTGCGGGCGAACGACAAGAAGCGGAAGATCTTCGATCACGCTCGCGACATCGAACTTTCGATCCTGCTTGGTCAGAAGTTCGAGACAACGGGTGCGAACGGCAAGCCGCTGCGTTTCATGGGAGGTCTGCGGGACTTCATTCCGCCGAGCAATACGACGGCCTTCGGCGCCAACGTAACGCTCGATCAGTACCTCGCAGCAGTGGCTCCGTGTTTCAACTTCGACACTCCGGCCGGCGACGAACGGATTCTGTTCTGCGGAAACGGTTACGCGAACACGCTGAATTTGCTGGCCAATGCGGGCGGCAATATCCAGTTCGGCGAGACGATCAAGGCCTACGGCATGGAATTGCGTGAGTTCATCCTCCCGCAAGGCCGGCTGTTGATCCGTCGTCACCCGCTGATGTCGCGGCATCCGTTCTACACGTACAGCGCGTTCGGCGTCGACTTCGCTTCGTTGAAGTATCGCTACTTGCGCGATACGCGGAGCGAGGACGAGATCCAGGCGAACGATTCGGATACGCACAAGGGACAATGGTTGAGCGAAATCTCGATCGAAGTCCAACGCGGCGGTCTGACTCAGTTCTACCACGGCAACTTCGCGAGCGTCGCGTAGTCGCTTATCGCTTTTCTGTGCGGTAGCATTCACCCCGGAGGTTACGGAAAGTAACTTCCGGGGTGTTTTCGCAGGACAGAAATGGATCGGGACTGGATACTCGATAACATTATTCGGCGCGAAGGCTCCGAATTCTCCAATCGTAAGAACGATCGAGGCGGTGCCACGAAGTTTGGCATTACGCAACTTGCGTGGACTGGCTATCGTCGCGAGGGCATGAAGAGGAATGTTGAGGAAATTGATGAAAGCGAAGCCCGAAGCTTTTATCAATTGGAGTATATAACGCAATTTGAGTGGATAACCGATGACGACTTGTGCGATCTCGTCATCGATTGTGCCATTCTTCACTCGAAGGCCCGGAGTATAAGATGGATTCAGCTGGCCGCTGGTACTGCTCCGGATGGAATCGCAGGGATGTTAACGAGGATAGCCGTGAACGGTCAGAAGGATGTGTATCCGAAAGTCCTGCAGAGCCGATTCAAATTCCTGGCGAAGATTGCTACGGATCAGGAGAACGATCCAGACGCGGAGTTCCTTCCTGGTTGGATTAACCGTTGTTGTGAATTCATTAGATAGGAGACAGAAGTGAAGAAATTACTTGCTTTGGCGCTTGCCATCACTCTCATTGCGCCTGCGATGGCACAGCAGCGGGTTCGAGTTTCCTTCTCGCGCCATCGCACTGTGACGCCGTCCGATACGGTTCAGCAGACGAATTGCCAAAGGCTTTACGTCACAGGCGCCGGAAACCTCGTGATCGAAGACGACTTGAACATACAGATCACGTACGCAGTGATCGCTGGACAATTCCTCGAGTTTGTTCCGTTTCGCATCCGCACGACGTCGACGGCGACTGGCATCGTCTGCTGGTACTAGAATGAAGAAGCGCCATTTACCGCTACTTCTACTCCCGTTTGCCGCGAGCGTTAACGCGCAAACGATCGGATTGGTCCGAGGCGTCATTTCGTCCGGAGGTGCTCCGCCGCCACCTTCGTTAGCGTCCCCGTGGTTGCAAACGGACATCGGAACTCCGCCGTTCGTCGGGACGGCGTTCTCCCTTGGGAACACGCTAACGATCAAGGGCGCAGGAGATATCAACAATGATGTCGACTCCGGGCACCAGATCTATCAGGAATCCTCGAGCGATTTCGAAGTTTGCAGCGTTGTTTCGGAACTCGTTGGCGATTCCGTTTATGCTGCTGCTGGCCCAAGCATTCGCGATTTGGGACCAACGGAAGACGCAAGATATTGCTGGATGCGTGCCGATCGAAACAACATGGCACGTTTCCAATGGAAAGATGATCCGGCGGACTTCTTCGACGAACATTCCGACGTTTCCGCCGTCCTTCCGTACGCGTTCAGAATTGTTCAATCCGGAGGAACCTGTTCTGGTTATATCGGAACAACGTGCGCAACGGCGAACGTTCTAGTCGGTTCGGCTGCAATTCCCTTTAGCGGAACCAAGTTCTTCGGCGTCTCCATTTCGAGTGGCGGCCCGACGGAAGCACTGGCGACGGCGACGATGAGTATGCCGACGCTGACGGCTGTCGGCGGATCGCCCGGTACGGTGCAGTTCACAACAGCGAATCAAGCGCAAGCGGAGAACATTACTCCCTTCGTAGTTAGCGTCTCGCGCGCGAGCGGAAATTCAGGTGCTGGTTCCGTCATAGTTTCTCGTGCTGGCTCGTCCAACGCGAATGCAGGTACGGACTACACTGATCCTCCCTTTCCGGTTACTTTGAACTGGAGCGGCGGTGAAACATCAGACAAGACAATCAACTTGGTGATTGCCGACCGAGTTGGCGTTCAAACGTCGCGCCATTTGGATCTGACGCTCGGCACGGCAATGGGCGTTTCGCTCGGCTCGCCGCAATCCCAAATCAATACGATTCAGGACAATGATGGCGCGTTGATTCGCGTCCATTCCGGACACTACGCCTGGTACCATCCGCAAGTTCCTGGGTCGGCAGGATTCTGGATGGACGTTCCGGCGGTTCTTGCAGAGGAAGCCGACTTCTTGCAAGACACTGTTTGCGCCAATCCGAATGTCAAGGGCGCTCGGATCTTCTTCACCTGGGCTGCATTGGAAGGCGACATCAAGGGTGATTACGCTGCAGGTATTGCCAGAGTTCAGAATTTAGGAAATATCCTAGAGAACTGCCCTGGCGGCCGCAAGTACATGATTTTGAGCGGACCGCTTGTCGGCTACGCCGGTGGCGTGCCTTCGCGTCTGACGGTCTGGCCTGCGTACTTGGTGGCGACCGCCGAAGGCGGAACGGACAACACCGGGACTTATGGCGTGATCGACGGAACGCCCGGATACTATGCGATGTATCCGAGGATCTGGACTTCGGCGACCGCGAATGCCTTGAAGGATCTTTATGCCGCATATGGCGCGGCCTTCGACGGCCAACGCTGGCTGGAGATGGTTGAGATTGCTTGGGAGAGCTCGTTCAACATAACGGGCGGCACCGGTGGCTTCTCGTATGCTGGCGTGGAAACGCAGCTAAGCACGATCCTTCCTGCGATGCGCGCGGCATTCCCGCACACGAACCTTCGTCTGCCGCTGAATTACATCGATAACAATGCGCGAATGACGTCCGAGATTTCGATGGCGGCGAACTCCGCTGTCGCTATCGGCGGACCGGATACGATTCCGCACGAGAACATTCAAGCCAACTCTGGGTATGTTGGAGAATTTGGCGGTACCGACTATCGGCCGATCACTCCCTTCATTTCAGAAGTTGAATCGCCGGAATTGTGCGATGCTAAGGACTCCAAGCCTAACGCCGACGCAAACAACAACTACACGATGACGCAGTTCCTGAATCACGCGATGGTGGGAAATGCTAGCGCAGGCATCGCTGCTGTTCAACCGACTTGGTTCCTCTGGTATGTCGATCAGCATGAATTCTGCAACGTCGCGAACCAGTGGTGGGGAGCAGCGCCTCCGAATTGGGTCGACCAGAACACCGGTGGTATGTTGGATTTGATTCAGACAAATCCGCCTTTGTCCACGACTTGCAGAACGTCCTACTCTAGCGTCGCATCAGGATGTGATACAGCGCCATGAAGAAGCTATTAGCACTTCTATTGCTCGCCTGCGCGTCGTTGGCGCATGGCGCGCCTGCGGTTGTCCAGACTTCTTCGACTTGTTCCTTTCCCCAAGGCGGAGCTGGTTCAACTTGCGTTATCACCTTCACAGGAATAACGGCGACGAACTCAATCGTCGTCGCTTCCTTTGGAGCGAGTAACGATCCAGGTGGTACTACGCACGTATCCTGCAATGACGGCACAGGGTATACGGAGGCCGTCTACAGGAATGTCAACAGCGGCGGCAACATCTGGAACTACGTCGTCATTGTTCATTTGCACAATGTCGGCTCCGGAACGCACACGATTACGTGCACGAATCCCGCGGGTACGTTTGCGTCCTACGGCTACGCATGCGCGGCGGAGATTTCGGGAATTCAAAATGCTGCGGCGGATGCTACGAATGGCAATACTGGCAATACGAGCACCACGCCGACGACTGGAAGTGCGACTCCGACGACGACTTCTTCCATCGCCATCGCAGTGGTTTCGTTGAACGATTTCGGCAATCCGGCAAGCTTCGGCCATCCACCAAGCGGATACTCAAGCCGCTGTGTAATTACAAACGGAACAGCCGCAGGCTCCGGAAGCGTGGATTCAAAGATTCTTTCAAGTATCGCTGCGGAGAATCCTTCCTTTGCGACTTCAGCAAACGTCGCCTGGGCCGCAGCGATCGCAATTTATAAGGCTCCTTCGGCATCTTCATCTCTTCTACTTCGGAGACAGCGCTGATGAAACGGATTCTTTTAGCTTTCTCTGCTTCGCTGTTCGCCTTTAGTGCGTTAGCGCAAGAAATTCATTGGGTTCCTTATGGAGAAGGACCCAAGACTTTCGACTTCTTCCTTCTGAAAGCCGACGGCACATTCGACGTCGACGAATCCGACAGTGGAAGCGAAGTTGCGATTGAGTTGGACGAGGGCGCTCCTACGACGGGCGCAGGCGTTGCCGACTTCGTCGACGAAGGAAACTCGTACTCCGTCGTTCTCACGGCAGCGCAATTGACTGCCGCTAGAATCGAAGTGGAAGTATCAGGCGAAATCCTGAATGGCTTCCTTATCGAAACCTACGGATGCCCGCAGGCACAGGACCCGCGCGGTTCGAAGTATTGTGGCAATTTGACCTCCGGAAGTACACTAACGGGATTGAACGTCGGAGCTGCGTTCACGACCACCGGTCAGTGGAACGGCATGATCTTCTACGACAAAGTCACCGGAGAGCGTGGCGTTATCTGTACGTCCACGAACAACGGATCGACCGATACGGCAACGGTTGCGGGCTTGAATACCGTTCCGGGTTCAACAGACGCATTCGCTATCCTAACGGAAGGCTCGCCAATCTCGTGCGTTGTGTTTCCGAAGACGGACGGCAATGGCCACGTTTACGTGGGTTACTCCGGAGTCAATGAAGAAGTTATTACGGCGCAAGCTGTCGAGAACGAGAATCGTTTCTGGAACAACGGCGGCGTGGATGATACGACGACGATGGTTCAGCTAACGGCGGGCGTGGCGAACTCCTCAAACGCTGCGACGCAATTGCTCGGAACTCATGCGGAACCGGGAAGTATCCCGGCGGCGAATGCTCCGGCTTTGGACAAGATCGCCTGGATGTTCGCAATGGTTCGGAACAAGCTGACGCAGACGGTTTCGCAGCAATGTATGCGGAATGACGCGGATTCCGCGAATATCGCCTGCGCGCCGACCACCGACAATGGGACTACCTTTACTCGAGGCGAGTTCAACTAATGGCAATCGACGACATTAGCAAGCGTCGAGCGGCGCTTGGCGTCGGGCAGCCTGGGAGTACGGTCCCACTGCCCGACGGGGAAATCAGTTCAGCTGATATGGCCGCCCTGTTGGGCGTGTATCCAATGTTAGGAGTAGCTTCTGTGGCATCGACAGACGACATTTTGACTCGAATCAAATTTCGGCTAAGTCGTCGGCTTACAAGTGCTGTCGACTCGCAGATTCTCGTGGAGATGAACGCCGCAAAGGGCGACATTGCGGAGCAGGACCCCTACTTACCGAACTTCCTAAAGCTCGGCGTTGCATTCAGCGTCGTGGGAGCGCACTCCGGAATCGTCATCACGAGCAAGCTTCCGAACTTTCTGCGGCCGTTATCACGAGACGACGATCCCGCGTTGTACTACTACGACACGGCGAGCGCGCGATACATTCCGCTAAAGCGTTATGCGAGCTGGCTGGAGCTGGTTCAAAGATATCCTGGAACCGGAGCGACTCCGAAAGGGTATTTCTGGGACGGCAATGTCGAAGGAACCCTGGCGTTGCAACCGACGCCCACGGGGGATTTGAATTATATCTGCCGGTACTACCGAAAGGAACCGGTGGACTTCGCCGCAGGCGTCACGAACTTGTGGACGAAGTACGGGGCGGATCTGATAATGAACCTGACTGGCCGCGCCGTTGCCGTCTTCTATCGCGACAAGGACGCCTTGCAAATCTTCAACGAAGGCTACATGGTTGCGTACGATCGGATCAAGAAGCAAACGACGGCGCAGGACGAATCGGACGCTTACGATAACGTCATGGGGAGCGAGGACTAATGTCCACGAAGGTTCCCATTACCAATGTTGGAGCAATCGGTGTCATTAAAGACTTGCCGGATTACGAGCTTCCGCCGGAAGCCTGGACCGACTCGACGGGCATGTCCTTCATTGAGGGAGGCGGCGTTAGCAAACGCCTCGGCACGGAATCGACACTCGACGTTGTTCCTCCTTTGGGAGAACCCTTGTGGATTCTCCCCGGATTCCAATCCGCTTATGGTCCATATTGGGTCTATGCCGGAACAGGATTTCTCGCATTCACGAATGCAGGTGGAACTACCCACACATCTCTGGCGGCCGCTGTCGGAAATACGCGCGATGAGCGCTGGTCTGGCGGAATATTTGGAGGCGTTGGCGTCTTCAACAACGTACACATCGACCCCAGGATGTGGAATGTGGCGGCAGGAAGTTCTTCCGCCCTCACGAACTGGCCAGCGAATACCAAAGCAAGAGTGCTTCGACCTCACGGACGTTTCCTCGTTGCCGGAGGAATAATCGAGTCCGGCACGGTTTATGCCCAACGCGTCAAATGGTCCTCGTCCGCGCCGATCGGCTTCGTGCCGGCGACTTGGGACGAGACGGATGCGACGAAGGATTCGCGCGAATGGGACCTGGCGGAAACGGGCGGCGAAATCGTCGATATGCGTTCGCTCGGAGATACGAATTTCATCTACAAAACCGACGAGATCCATGCGATGGATTGGATCGGTGGCGTCTACGTCTTCAAGTTTGCCAGGAAGTTCGGCGTTGGCGTGCGCGCGATGGACTGTGTCGTGGAGTACAACAAGAGACACTATATCGCGACTCCGGACGATGTCGTCATGCATGACGGCTTCACCATGGAAAGCATTTTGGACAATAAGGTACGTCGCTGGTATGCAGCGCGCACCGGAAAGTCCTACATGTCTCGGAGCTTCGTCGGCTTGGCGCGGCATGAAATGTACGTTGCGCTGTTCACGGCTGCCGCCGTGGAACCTTCGGAGGCGTTACTCATTGATCTCCGCACGGGTACGTGCGCGCCCATCACGCCGCCAGGCGGCTTCGCCAACTTCGCTGTCGGCAACATGTACAATCTTGAGGATACGACTCGGCAAGAAGAGCGAATGTTGTTTGGCCTTGGAGGTTTCTACTTCGGCGACTACGGCGGTATTGACGACGGGGCGCCCTACGGTCCTATCTTGGCGAGAGTCGAAAGGACTGGATTGACAGTTTCGGGCGTTGACAGATTCAATGCGCCCAAGAGTGATCCGAGGACGACGAAGCGCGTTTCGCGCATTTGGCCCAAGGTAACGTTTCGCGGCGTCGGCCAGACTTTGAACGTCTATTGCGGTGCGGTGGACAATCCAAAGGCTGCATACCCGTATGAGTTCAAGCTTTTTGATCCAGCAGTCGCTCCCTATGTCGAATTCGATGACGTCGTTGGCGCGTATATTGGCGTGAAGTTCGAGAACTCCGCCTACGGCTATTGGCAGCTTGACTCGTATGATATCGAAATGGACGTGATCGGACAAACGCCTGCATGAGTCTTTTCATTCCATCAAACGTTCCGACAGACGCAGCCTTGTTGCGTCGTTATTTGGCGGAAGAGTTCAATAAAGTTAATGCGGCGAAGTCGGACGTCGAGTATGGCGTATGGGTGCCGAGAATCGCTGGCACAACGACACCAGGAACGCAAACGTACTCGACGCAGTTCGGTCGTTGGTCGAAGTACGGATTTACGGTCAATCTGCACTTTCGTGTGAATATGACTGCGAAGGACGGAGCGACTGCGGGGAATATCGTCATCACGGACTTTCCGTTTCCAGTCGAAGGCGCAGCGATTGCGCCGTTCGCGGGTGCAATTTACTCAAACAATTTGACGCTAACGGCTGGACACACATGGGTAGTCTGTATTCCATCGCCTGGGTTTCTTTCTGGAGGAATTTACGAATGTGGTTCGGGCGTAGCGGCAGCAATCCTACAAGCAGCTGCGTTAGCGAACACGACGCACTTGATCGGCACACTTCAGTATCTGACGAATTTAGAATGACTCTTTCATTGGTTCCGAAGGAAGCTATCCCAGTTATCTGGCCTGCGATGGAGCCGATGATTGCGGAAGTCATTGACACGCGCGGACAGGAGCTCGCGATCGTCGACGTTTTTCAGAACCTGGTTGCGGAAAGGAATCAGCTTTGGTTGTATGGCCAGCGCGCAAAGCTGCAAGCTTGGGCCATTACTTCGATTTCGACCTATGCGGCAGTTAAGAGGCTTCGGCTGATATTGCTTGGTGGCGAGAACATTGATGAGTGGCTTCAGCACGTGGATGCCATTGAACAATGGGCTCTTGCCTTCGGATGTACAGAAGCAGAAGCCTGGGTTCGCCCAGGTCTTCGAAAGAAACTCGAGCGCTTCGGCTACGAGAAAGCGTATGAAGTGGTTGTGAAGAAGATTTCTCAGAGGATGGTAAGCTAATGCTTATTCTCAAACGGCTCGTTTTCCGCTGGGACGGGAAGCACTATCGCGAAGCGGGCTTTGTTCAATCGGCTTACGCTGGAAGAATGGCGTACGCGAAGGGCGATTCCACGCAGGAATTAGTCCCAACGGGTCCTTGGAGTACCCAGATTCCGCAGATCGACACGCTTTTTAACGCAGCACAACAGTTGCTTGCGACTGGAAATTCTCCGAACGTCGCGGCACCGACGCCTTATCCTGGTCAGCAGGTCGCTGGGACGAATCCAATTCTCCAGCAATCGCAGCAGAACATTTCGACGCAGGCAAATCAGAGTGTTAATCAAAATAACAATCTGATGACGACGGCACAGAACGCCACGACGAAAGACAATCCCGTTTCCACGGCGGCGTCGCCGATGGTCGGGAACATGCAGAATGCGCTGATTCAATTAATGTCAGGAATGAATCCTGCGCAGCAATTCGGACAGCAGAACGCCGGCCTCGCGCAGGATGCGATTGCGCGGACGACGTCGCCATATTCGGGACTGAATATGCAAGGTGCCCCGCAGAATGCGGTCGGCAACATGAACATTACAGGGGAGTTGCAGAAGTCTTTGCAGGGCGGGACGATGAATCCCTACCTGGATCAGATTTTGCAGGGAGCTACACGTGGCCTTAATCGGCAGTTCACGCAGCAAACGGTTCCAGGAATACGTGACGCATCTATCGCGGCTGGCGGCCAACGCGGCAGCGCAGCAGAAGGTATTGCTGAGGGAATGGCGACGCAAAATCTCCAAGACAATATTGGAGATATTACCGCCAAACTCTTCGGACAAGCCTTCGATTCCGGAAATCAGGAGCGACAAAACGCCCTCGGAATGATCAATACGGCAGCGGCGCAGAATCCGCAGTTGAAATTGCAATCAGCTGCGTTGAATCAGCAAGGACAGCAAGCGCAGCAAGGATTGGGTTTGCAGGGAGCTGACCTCATCCTTCAGCAGCTAATGGGAGGGACGCAGTTAGGACAGCAAGGAGCGCTTGGCGCTGCGGGGCAAACGGGAGATTTGCTTTCTACTGGAAATGCCCAAGGCGTGACACAAATGCTCCAAGCGATGGGCATGATTCCGCAATTGCAGAACGCCAATATGGGCCAGATGGGGATGCAGAATCAAGTCGGGCTGCAATTGATGGGCCAGGACCAGGCAGGCATCGATGCGGAAATCGCGAAGTACATGTTCAATCAGTTTGCGCCTTTTGCATCGCTCGCGCAATTCCAGAACTTCGTTTCCGGCGGATACGGAAGCTCCGTAGGAAATGGCCCGACGAGCACCTATGCACCGCAGCCTGGCACGTATCCCGGCAACGATCCGAATTACCCTGGCGTCGTACCCCCGTACACGCCGGGCTCGCAACCGTTCCACCCGATTGGAGGATAAGTAATGTTACCTATGGCACTAGCGGCAGTGATGCCTTGGCTCGAGTTCGGAACCTCTGTCGCAGGTTTGGCGAATGCTGTCGGCAAAGGCGACATGACGCAGCAGATTCCTGCTGGCATTGGCAACGCCAGCGGCGGTGGAAAGACGGGACAGGGTCCGATGGCGGACTTCTTCTCGTCCTACACCGAAGGCGATATGAGCGGTTCGCAAGGGACGAAGCCGCCACAAGGGCTGAGCACGTCCGGATTGAAGAATCCGGAAATGACGCAGCCGAAGATGCCGACTACGCAGAACGCCGACTCGCAGCTGCAAGAAATCGACATGAAGAGTTTGCCGAAAAGGAAGAAGAATCAGCAGGATATGCATGAGATTGGGGATGTCATCGCGAGCATTCCTGAGGCTTTGGCGCTCGCCGGCTCCATGTTGGGCTTCGACCAAGACAAGCAGCAGCGTCCGGTTGGCGCTGGCGGTGGGATGCCGCAGAACGCTTACGCCGGAGCCTTCGGTCCGTTGCCGAAGGGTCCTAGCCTCGGGGAACTACTGGCAAGCATGCCGCGGGTGCGCTAATGCCGATGGGACAAAATGAAATCGGGTATGAGTTGGAGGGTGGGCAGGACCCCAATTCCCCGAATGCGCAGGCGCCACCTTCGCAAGACCGAGCCGAAGGAGGATTTACCAAGTTCTTCAAGGACCCGAAGAACATCGCTACTGCACTGATATTCGGTGCGGCACTGACACAACCGAGGCCATCCAATGGAGCAGACGGACTCTCAACGTTCATGCAAAGAGCAGCGGGCGCAGCGGCGTTCCGGGGCGCATTGGAAAGCGGCGGCTATCGCCGCCAACTCGATCGCCAGCAAACTGCGTTCCAACAGGCGCAGGCTGATCGAAGAACAGCAGTAGAAGAGCGTCAAGCTGGTGTTCAAGAAAGAGGCGCAGCGGCGGAAGAAGGAAGGCTTGCTGCAGTTGAAGAACAGATCGGGCAGAATCAGAGCCAGTTCGAAGGAAGAATGGCCTTCGACGAGAGGGAAGCACAGAAGGATCGCGCGTTGCGTTTGCAGCTGGAGAAAATCCAGCAGGCGCCGAACGAGAAAGACTGGATGGCCATGGTTCCTTCCTTGGCAAACACCTTCATGGGAAGCATGGAGTTCGAGGAAGGACTGACGCCGCAAGAGAAAATCCAGATGGCGACGAACGAAGCGATGAAAACCGTCATGATGTCGCGTGCACTGATGCTTTCCGGCGGACAGATGGTTGTGCAGAACGGTCATCTGTTCATCGATGACGGGAAGGGAAATCTCAAGGATGCTGGAATTGCCGGTGGCGGTGGAGGCAGTAAGCCGCCCCCTGCTAGTGCTTCGCCGACGCCGGGAGTTCCAGCGCCTTCAGCGGCGCCACAAGCACGTGATCCGACATTCGCGCAGCCTTTGGGAGAGAAAGTAAGTGGCTTCTTCGCACGCGGCCAAGGACAGCAGGCAGCTGCGGACCTTGCAGGAAATGCTTTCCTGAATTCTTCGGCACAAAGGTTGAAAGCCGCGTTCGCGGGACAAGGAAAGCTGCTGGAAGGCGACATCCATCAGTTCATGAACTACGGGGACGATGAACTGCAGTCCTTCTTTACTCCCGAGGAAATCGCACAGATTCGCCAACTGCAACAGAAAGTGAGGAAGTAAATGGCTCTTATTCCGATTGACGAGTACATTGCGAAGGAGCGGGAGAAGGTCAATGCCCTCTTCCCGAACCCGCAGGTACGTCCGGGTCCAGCTTCTCCGACGGAGCAGCCCGGCTTTCTATCGGGTCCTTTTGAACGGGGAATGAAAGGCGTCGCAGCGGACATGACGAACGTGGCCGGTATGGCTGCGCAGGCTGCTGGCTTCGACGAAGTTTCCCAAGGGCTTTATGATAAGGCTCAAGAGTTCGCCGACGCTAGGGATCAAATCCCTCGGCGCGTGCCACGCATGGAGGACATTCAGGATCTTGGAGACTTGGGAACGTTTGCTGTCGAGACGCTCGTCGAAAACGCTCCACTATTGGCGAGTATTGCGCTTCCTGGTGGCATCGCCGCGAAGGTTGCTGGTCTGGCTGGTGCTTCGTTGCGTGGTGCGGAAGTTGCGGGAGCTGTTTCGGGCTTCCTTGTTGACGCCGGGTTGCAAACGGGGGAGAGCGCAGAGATTGCGCGCCAGAATGGTCAAAGTCCTTTGGACTATCGAGTAGTCGGCACCGGAATTGGGAAGGGAGTTTTAGACTTCGTTCCCATGTTGACAGTTGCGAAGCGGATTGGACTGCTGAAGGCGGTTCCGTTGGGACCTTTAATCGAAGGCTCTATCGCGAAGACCCTCACCGAGGGCGGCTTCTTCGCTCGCGTAGCGGGAGAAATGGGCACCATTGCCGCCCGCGAGGTTCCCACGGAGGTTGCCCAGGAAGCTATGGATATCGCCCTTAACAGGGCGTATACGCAGTATAGGGGGGCTTTAACCGACGATGAATGGTCTCAGCTAAAGAACGCTGCCGCAGGCGCAGCGGCCTTCTCAATCCTCGGAATTCCCGCCGCCGTAATGCGGACGAGCGCAAACCCCGGTGGCGAGGATGAGGACAGGGATCAAGACGAAGTCGACGATTTGCAGAAAGGAGCGAAGTTAGCGCTTCCTCCTCCGGAGGAGATGGCGACGCTCGCATTGGAAGGCGCGCATCTCGGTCAGCGCCGCTTACCGCCTCCGCCGCCCGGTCCGCCTGGACCTCCTGGTCCACGAACGCGAACGTCCGACATCATTTACGAAGTCGATCCGGAAGGCAACGTCACGAAGATTGACGCCGGGAAGGAAATTATTGCCCTTCCGCAGGAGAACGTCGTTCCGTTTGCGCTACAGCCGAAGGCTGCGCCAGACTTGCGGACGGCCATTCGTCGGGAGTTAAACTCCGACAAGGAAGATACTCCGGACTCCGCAACCGTCTTTAAGGACGACGGCACGGCAGTTCAGAATTCCGCTCAGGGCGTCGATTCGCTGGATTTGCTAGCGCAGAGCGTGGTGAAGTTGCCTCCGGAAATGCGCTCCACAACGGACAATGGAATCGTCATTGCAAATTCGACGATACAGACGGGAAAGAAGAGAAGGCAAAAGATCGCTGCTCAGCCCCAGCCGGAGGACAAGCAAGTTCGTGTGGCGCCGGAAGTTAAGAATCTTCTAATGGCGCGGGATGATATTCTGGCCGATCCGAAGCTTCGGAATACGAAGGGAGGGGAATTATCGAAGTCTGGCAAGAAGCAGGTCGCTGCCGTTGAGGCAAGGATTAAGCGAACTACGGAGTTGCTTGGCGCCCCGAATCCCATTGCTACGCATTTGGACTTGAAGGAGGATGCGAGCAAGGAAATCCAGAAGTTCAACACGGACGAAATCAACGAGGCGAAGCAGGGGAATTTGAGTCCTGGCGAGAAGGAGTTCGTGGCGAAGCTCGAAGAAAAGGAAGTCACAGAAGGCCTTACGGACGAGGAAGAGAAGACTCTCGAGCAGTTGTATTTGAAGCGGATTGCCAGGCCTAAGAAGCAGCGCAATGCTCGGTTAAGCGCACATCAATTGCGTTCTCTGTCAGAAGCTCCGCCCTTCGAGGTTAACACGGCAATCGGCTCCGAGGAGTTTCTCTCCGAAGGCGTTCCCGAGGGCGTCATGCGCTCGCGTGAGTCCACGCGTACGGAAGGTGGCCGTCGTCGTCCTGCGACGGTAAAGTTTTCTGTCGAACAGGTCACGGCCGCGGTAAAGGAGCTGTCCGCAAACTTCCCGAGGAAGCCCACGTTCGTCGTTACGCCGAATACTGGCTACTTCAGGGACGTTCCGGATCGGCGCCACTTGGTCGCCGAGAAGTACGACACGATCGGCATGTTCTTTCAGAAGGAGCCGGATACCGTTTACATCTTCTCGGATCGGATTCAAAGCACGCAACAGTTGGCGCGACTGTTGCTCCATGAAATGTTCCACAAGGGCTTTTACAACTACATGAATGGCGCGGAGCGGCGCCAGTTCCTGGAAATGGTGATCGCTCGCTTCGGCAAGGAAGTAACGGCGAAGGTCGAAAACTTCCATATGACGGAGCTGGCAGCGACAATTAATGATCCGAGCCCGAAGAATCGGAACATGCTCAACGAGGCTATGCTTCAGCAGGCGGAAGAAGTCCTTGCTGAGCAGGCCGAGAAAGATCCGAAGTCTGGCTTCATGGATCGGATCATCGCATTCTTCTCGCGCGTCCTACGTCGGTTAATGCCCACGTTCAAAGTCACCGACGCGGAAATTCGTTCGATGATTAAGGACGTAGGGGCGTGGTCAAGAAACAATACGCAGGTTACGGAACGTAACTTACGGGATGTTTCCCAACCCTTCCGATCGCGCGAATTTGAGCGAGCGATCGGAAGGAACAACACCTTCACGACGGAAACGCTACCTGGTCTAAAGGAATGGGGAGAGGTCTGGGGACAGAAGTTCCTTAATGGCGTCCTGACGCCACTCCAGATGGCGAACTCTACCTATGTCAAGAAGACATTGCCGTCCGCAGGAACCTACCTTGAATTCGTGCAGCAATGGTGGGCGCGCAAGCGAAACTTGACGAACACCCCCGTCGAGATCGCGGAGCAATGGACCAAGCTTGGCAAGCGAGACGCGGAAAAGCTGGCAAAGGTAGTAGTCGAGATTTCTCAAGAGTCGGACGCCAAGAATGAGCGCCTCTCAGAAGCTGAGATCAAAGCTGTCTTCGTCCGCAACGGCCTCGATCCTTCCACCACTGCTGCCTCCAAAGGGGCTCGCCATGTCGGCAGTCGAAACGTATTTGAGATTTGGCGAGATATGGACCAGAGTTTTCAGCAGATCGTTAATGACATGGAGAAAGGCCTTCAGATTACTGTAATCCGCCAGGCCATTCGCGAACCCGAAGGCACCAACCCAATCACCAATCGTAAGCGGGCTGAAGACCTCGCCAAGAACTGGCGACGGGAAGCGAGCCATCGAACGTTCTTCGACGAGGTCGCTAGCTCCAAGGATCTTAAGGATCTGCACCTCGGCGGACGCCTTTTGGAAATCGAACGGCAGATGCAGGCTCTCCGTAATCGTAACTATTTCCCCCGAATGCGGTTTGGGAAGTATGCGATTACGGTCCGCGCCAAGGCTGACGTGACTGTTGACGGTCAGGACTTCAAGGGACCACGTGAAGGCAAGTCTGGTGAAGTCGTTTGGTTTGAAACCCATGAAGGTCCGGCAGCTCAGATTCAACGGCGCCAGGAACTTTCCAAGGGGATGTTTGGCAAGGACCCGCATTTCGAGATCAAGACAGACCGACTCAGCGACAACGAATTCGTTTTCCTCGGAATGCCTCCTTCTTTGTACGAGGTACTCCGGGGTGAGCTGGGACTTACGGGTGAACAGGAAGAGAGGCTCAAGGAAATTTACCGGAAGTTTTCGCCTGGGGCCGCGTTCCTCAAACACCTCATTCGTCGTAAGGATATCGCTGGGTTTAGTAGCGATGCGATCCGTACTTACGCTTCCTACATGATGAACGCCGCTAACCATCTCGCTCGTGTGGAGTTTCATCAGGATTTGGGGGAGAGTCTCAGCAACATCCGTCGGGAGGCTTCGCTGCCGATAAATGCCACGCGTGCTGGGGAGATCAGAGAATACTTCGCTAGACATTTTCAATACCTCATGAATCCGGGGAATGATTGGGCACGATTGAGAAGCCTAGGGTTCATGTGGTACCTCGGCTTCAATGTAAAATCCGCACTGGTCAACCTGACGCAAGTGCCAATGGTTGCCTATCCTTATCTCGCCCACCACTACGGCGACAAGGCTGCGTTCGGGGCTATCGCTAAAGCCTATTCGGATGTCGCCAAGATGCGTCGTGGTGGCAAGGTCTTGGATGCTGAGACTGACGCTGATTTGGCGAGGGCCATAGCGGATGGGTTCGTAGATGAAAGTCGTGCGACCGAGCTTGCTGGTTTGGCTGAAGGAAACATTCTTGAACGGCTGATGCCGCAGAGTACCAGCAGTCAGATCGTTAACAAGTTCTCGCACTACGGAAGTTTCCTTTTCCGGCACGCCGAAAAGTTCAATCGTGAGACCGTCTTTCTGGCTGCCCGAGAACTGGCAAAGAGCAGAGGAATGAAGGGCGAACAGGTCTATCGTGCAGCGCGCGAGGCTGTACAGACGACCATGTTTGAATACGCTAAGTGGAATCGCCCGGAGTTCATGCGCGGTAAAAAGTCTGTGTTCTTTCTCTTTTGGAACTACGCGCAACATTTGTCATACCTCGCTTATGGCGGTGAAGGGAGCAAGGTGGCAATGCGAGTCTGGCTGGCATTGCTTCTCGCAGCGGGCGTCGAAGGGCTTCCATTCGCGCAGAACTTCATGGACATTTTCGACTTCGGCGCGACTGAGGTTAAAGACTTGATGGGGAGCAAGGACCCACGAACTGATCTCCGTGGCGACATACGTGATCTCGCGAACACTATCACTGATTCGCCGGATATGATCATGCATGGCCTTTCGCGGTATTACGGATTGGGTCCAATGCACTTCCTTTCCCTGTTTGACGTACCTGTTCCCAACGTAGACGTAAGCGGGAGTCTTGGCGCCGGAGACATAATTCCAGGCTTGCGTGAGGCATTCGCCGCAAACGAAGATCCGGACGCGAAAATTGGCAAAGTCCTCATAGATGCTTTTGGACCCGTCGTAGGAATGGGGTATAATTTGTGGCGTGCAAGCGTCGACGATAACCCCGATACCTGGAAAGTCTGGGAACGTGCGATGCCCAGCGCCATCCAAAGTGTTAGCAAGAGCTTCCGTCGTGGATCGCAGGGTGGCGAAACATTCCGAGGAGGTGGGAAGGTCATTGAATTTGAGCCGCAGAATATACAGCACAGAATGGAAAATATCGCACAGGCACTTGGGTTCGCGCCGACGAGATTGAATCAAAGAACGGAGCTTCGGTATTCGCAGGAACAACTCCGCCAGTACTGGACCAGTCGCCGAGCCGCTTTGATGGAGAGCTATGCCTACGCCCAGATGGCCCGTGAGCCCGAAGCAGTGGACTTGGCGACCAAGAAGATTCGGGAGTACAACAAGGTCGTTCCGTCGAAGGTCTTGGCTATCGGTCAAGATGCTCTCCATCAGTCTGTGGTCCAGCGCTATCGGAGGGCGACACTTCGGGAGAATGGTGTGCCTTCAGAGAATAGCTTTCGGGCGCTGTACCGCCGTATTGAGCAGCGATTTCCGGAAGGTTCGGCACAAGTAGCAGGTCGGAGCCCGTCCCCTGCTCCCGGACAAAGCCCGCCGCAATACTAGCGCGAAGAGCATTGTAGAACTCTTCCAAAGACATCTGACGCATACAAATGCGCCAGGCGTCTTGCTTTCCTATTGCGGATTGGGACATCGTAAATAGGCGGCAAAGGAAGGCTACTTGACGAACTTCCGTCGTATCGACGATGGCGCCTAAGACGCGGTTCATGTTCGGCTCAAGCGAAGTGACCAGCTTCTCTGCTTGCTCGATGTGGTAAACGTCAAGCACACGGCGATTTGTTTCCGCTGCCGATAGGACGATCGCAAGCTTATGTATGTGCGTTTGCTTTCGAGCGAAATACGGACCAAAGAGTTCCTTATCGAGCCCGTGAGGGTTCTTGTCCGTCCAGTGTCTCTCATACCAATCTTTTCCCCACTGTATCGCAGCCGGGGTAAGAGTGTACTCGCCCTTGATTTCATGTATGGTACGTAGATCATTGATAAGATGCTGACGAAGAACAGCGAAGTCTGCCACGCCTTGGCCCATCTTTTCGCGAACATAAGCGGTTAAGAATCTCTTCTTCTCTTGATAGACAAATACGGTACGGGACATGAACCCTCCCTTAAACATAACAGAAGGGACATGTTCTTCGAGCCATCCGGGCGTTGTACAGCCAATAAGGTTAAGCCATGGCTTTTCAATTGTTGAGAGGCCTTCACCACGAGTTCGCCTAGTAATTGGCCTCTCTTTTCCGTCCCACATATCGTTAAGAACGTCGACGAGCTCCCTGTTTTGAGGGTCAAGGAACGTGCCCAACTCAGAAGCCGCAACTGTAAGGGGGCTGGTAGTTCCGACTCCCTCAACAACGGTTGCAGAGTCTTGAAAAGAATCGAAGAGGGCTTGCCAAGTGACGGAGTCTGGGCCAAAGGATACTCCTTCGACATTACGAAGTAAGTCCATGCCGATGTTCGCGGAAGTCGATTTGCTAACTACTCCCGGCGGAGCGACAAGAACAATGAAGAAATTCGGGCTCCATTGAAAGTGGTACTGATCTATCCAAACTTTTCGCTGGAGAGCTCCAGCAACTGTCCCGACGGCAACCCACAAATGGAAGAGGTCTGGTGCTTCCAGATGCTTGGTGTACTCCATGTAGCCGTGGAGCCAATTTGCAACATTCCTAGCCAACGACCTGGGCTCGTAGCGCGTTCAGGTAGAGGTGCAGACGGCGTGCGAGGCGGCGATGGTTTTCCAATCGCTCCTCTATTGCGGGAAAGCCGGTGCGCTGTGCGGAAACTTCCGGGCGTCCTTCGGGCGCATTCGGTCCCTGATCGAGTCCCATTGCTTCGAGCATGTTCGACAGATGCCCGACGGCTTCCATCAAAAGCTTCTCGTTCTCGTCGCAATGCGTTAGCAGTCTAGTCAGGTAGGGCGGGGGCGATGGCGAAGTAGAAGGACTCCCAAGCATATTTCCTGACTGCCCCCCAGGATATCCTTGACGCTGAGAAGTCTGTTCCGATAATGAGTGGCTCATCGTATGGTACCTTTATTTGTGTGCAAGCGTGTAAACGAGGAACGATCGTTGGCCATTCTTTTTCATGAAACTGGCCGACGATGGAATCGTGGACCTGTAGTAGTATCTGTGCCTCTGGCACCTCCGGGGCTATGTTGTTCTGGGCATCGCCCATTATTCGATTCAAGATCTTGTCGATAACATTGACGGTCGTGCATTGCGGAATGAATGCCACGAACTCTGGGAGGATGCTCTCGATCCGGCCGAAGAATATTCTCCGGTAGCCGAAAGCATTTGCCACAGTTCGCGTCGTCATGGCTTGTCGCTCGAGCTTCTGATGCCACAGGCGGATTTCAGGATTGATCGAGAACCACCGATTTTGAAAGGCTTGCGCCTGGTGGATGGTCATGTCGAGTTTCTTCGCCATCGTCTTGGTCGAACTCATCAAGTTCGTTGCATGGACTCCGTGCTTCGCCATCTGTCTTTGATGCCCCGATGGCGACTGCGTTGCATAGATTGCTTTCGCGTTCTCCGTGTGAAGGTCTGCTCCGGCACGAAAGATTGCTTTAAGCTTTGCTGCGTTCGCGTCCCACGCGATGACCTGAGCATCGCTTTGCTTTAGGTCGATCTCAAAAAGGACATGGTTCAGATCGGGAAGAAACACCTTCCGAACGTTCGGCTTTGTCCACTTGTCCAATCCGGGAATCCGCAAGTCGTCCACAGCCAGGTACTCCAAATCTTTCTTGCATGTACGTCGAAGCTAAAGATCCGCGCCGGTGTGGAAACCACCAGCCTAAGCAGCCACAACGCTGCTCTTTGTTCCGTGCCTTACGTCGTAAAAAAGCACGGTACGATTCACCTTTATGGCGCTTCACTCCCAGAAGTATCCACCGACAGCTCCGTAGATAGAGTCCACTGGACATTGGTTGATCTCCGAATTGAGGAGATCTAATTGCCGCGACGGAAGGACGATCTTCTGGAAGCCCAACATCGCGGCAAAGTGACGTTTCTTGTCGATGTCTTCGACCGGGAGAATGATTCCACCTGGTTCGATAACGCCTGTGAAGCAGGTTTTGTCGGAGAGTTCCTGTCGAAGCATGGCGGCGACGATTGCCATTGCTAATGGAAGTCCGTAGGACTCTCCGCCTACGGGGATTTTGGAATCCATCTTGATGATCAAGTCGTGCGTTCCGAACTTCGTGCACGACAAACCTTCAATGTATGATTCGAGTCCGGCGATGGCTTCCATTACGGAATAGAGAACGACTCGGATTTCCTGCGTTACGAGACATTCAGTTATTAACATTCCTCGGCCGAGTTTGAACTCCGCCGAAACGGCTAGTCGACGCGCAGCGTCATCGACTAGGATGATGCCATAGGCTATCGCTGCGGCCATACCATGAACTCGGACAAGAGTGCCATCTCGTCTGGCGTTAGCGCGACGAGCTGTCCGCATTTCGTTGAAACGCCCAGCTTCATAGCCAGCCTGTGGTGCAGATCGGTCGCTGGATAAACGACGATCCACCAATCCTTTGCCACGATCGTAGTCTCGAATTCCTCCCTTGGCAATGGCGCCGGAGGATGCAGCTCACCGATCATCGAATCACTCATCGTTCGTCTCCTTTGGGAATGTTTTGCAAGTTGGTTCCATAGCCAAACGCATCTTCGCTAGTGCTCCATCTAAAAGTGACCATGAGCCCGGCGTTATTCGTGCAGCGCCAGCGACGATCGTAATCAAGTTCCTGATCCGCAAACGTTGATTTGAACACAAGCATAGAGCGGTAGTGGCGCACTGCTGCGAGCAAGGGACGAAAGATAACATCGCATGTTTCCTCCCATTCCTGACAGGCTTCTTTGTTCGCCGTGAGTTTCTTGTTTCCTTTGGAACCGGCGAACTTATGGGGAAGTTTCAAGACATCGTAGCAGAAAGTCTTGAACTTCTTGGAGGAAACACCAGGGATTTTCCCGTGCTTCTTATCCTTACCGAATATGTCGTAGCCGACGACGTCGTCCCACCATTTGCGAATGTGCGCAAGGGAAATATCGAGGTCGGACGAGAGTTGCAACTTGGCAGTCGTATCGGAACGAGTGCCGCGTAGCATCATCGTGAACGCGTTGCGCTGCGTAAGAATGCGTTCCCGGTACTGCGGAAGCAGCTTAAAATCGGAGAGGACTTGCGCCAGGACACTACGAGACTCGTAGGCCGCCACGGCGTCGATACAATTGTAATTCCATAGCTGGTCCTCGTGTGTCGTACGGGGGTCCCAATGCTTACCCTCGTCCTTCCAATACACGTGGTGCTCGCAGTACATTGACGATAGAAAGTCCAAGCCTTTAGGTAGGCCAGGAAAGGCCATATGCTGCATGTGCATAGTATCGTCAACGAGGTTACATGCAAACCCGTAGCCACGCGCGAAGTATTGGTTATCGTAAGAGAAGTTCTGACCAATGATGTGCGCAGTAGTGAGCAGAGGGCGCAGCTTCCAGATGATTTCAAGTTCCTCCTCCTCGGTCCAATAGGAGCCTACGGGAGATTCGACAGACTGTATAGGAATACAAATGGCATGGCGCTCGCTACGAGCCAAGCCAATACAAGCAATCTGTCGGTTCCGCGTTTCAATATCGACGGAAAGCCGCAGGCGGGATTGTTGGTGACGGTCCAGTAGGTCACCGATATAATCCATAACGTCGTGAAAGTTAGGACGAAGAAGGAAATCATAATCAGGACGATTGATGTCTGGAGACTCACTCTCCCTCCTTACGATTCGGAAATCGTGGACTGTAATGGGTCGATACTCCCACGTACGCATGACGGCAGCTGGGTGATACGTAGGAACAACCTTCCATGTTCGAGCGTTATGCTCAACTCCAATCTCGGAACGGCGCCATTTGGTAATTCCCCAACGGCCTGTGATTGCCCATGTGGCAACGTTACCGACCGGAACGATGATATTTGGGTTACAAGCGTCAATCTCGTTCCACAATTCTCGGATACCTTCCACGACGACGGGACGGCAATAGACTCCATTATGGTATATTCCTTCTGAGCCGGCAGCTTTCTTGCTGCTAAACAAGAACGCTTTCTCGAAGTCATTCTTGTCGGGACGTATTGGTAAGACGTTCGTGAAGCGCACGTCGTCTGGGTTGATGCGCGCATCGCGCAGCATCTTGTCGAGTTCATGCCCGGAGGCGCCGACGAACGGAAGGCGCGCTGCTACCTCGCGCTCGCCAGGGGCTTCGCCGACGATGAGGATCTTCGGCGAAGCCGGACCGCGAGAGTAACATTGCGGAACGTAGGACGTCACAGCTTGTTGATATGCGAGAGAAGTTCGTCGCGTTGTTTACGCACTTTCGCATGGTCAAGTTCCCGCGCAGCGGCGACGCACCAGCCGCCGATACCGAAGCCGCAAAGGATGAAGGCTGCAATCCATAGACTTTCCATTTGAATCTCCTAGGTAGTACCCAAGGGCGGCCTCGTGAGAAGCCGCCCCAAGTTACTCCTTACCAGTTCGGAGGGAAGTAGATGCCGTTGCAGGTACCGCCCATGTAGCGGTAGATTTCGCACCAGAGCCCGTTATAGACGGGGTTTTCCACCCAGACCCACCAGGTTGGGTCTTCCTCATCGAAGTCCGGCGGCGCCGGCGTCACACTGGTACAGGTCACGTCGTAGTAGTAGTGACTGTAGTGCCAAGTGTACAGAGGATACCCTTGGAAGTAGTCCTTTACTTGCACGTGCACAGGCTGTCTGATGGTATTCGGCCCTACATGATCACCATATTGTGGCTGTAGATTTTCATCGTAGTCGATGCAGTGGAGCGCGTAATACTCACTAGGACTCGGCGAGTAGCTATAGGGACTATAGCCATCACTTTCCAACCAGGGTGGAAATTGCCAAATGATTTCGTACGCGCTTCCTGTGTCGTGATGGTAGACACAGGCCCACCCTGTGGTTGCAGTGGGATGCGTCGGCTCACCGGCGTTTCCACAAGTCAGATTATTGGCTGCATACGAAGGAAGCGAGAGCAAGGAAACGAACACGAGCAGAACACTAGCAATGAAGCTTTTCATTTTAACTCCCAAGTTATTGATGATGCCAGTAGGCATCCATGCCAGACGGTACGGAGCCCATTCCGTACTTCTCATCTTCCCCTTCGGGGAAGAAAAGAATCTTTTTCATGTTCACTTCGTAGACTTCAGCGTTAGCTGGAATGTCTCCGGCGAACATTGAATAGTGGTAGAAATGTCGACCCTTCCAGATGGCGAAGTAGTTTCCAGCGAAGCTGGTTTTCTTCGGAAGGGCTTCGACCAATGGTACTAAAGCCTCGGCCTTCGGCAACGTGGCGACTAAGCCCAAGGCTACTAAGCCTTTGAAGAAGTCTCTACGATTCATTTGCGAAACATCCTCTTGATGGAAGCCGACGCGAAGAAGGGCCAAAGGACTACGGTCCAAACCCATCCGGTACTACCGTAATACTTTTCCGGCGCTTGCTCGTGGCGTGCAGCCTCGTCGATCATCAGCTCCCAGACGATGACGGCGCCAGCGATATACAAAAGGATCGCGACGTATATCATAGCGTAGTCGCTAAAGATGCTTGCGCCATCTCGAAATACTTCTGGTTCATCTCCCAGCCGTAGGCTGTGCAGGCGTGAGCTTTCGCTGCGGGAAATATGGGGCCACTTCCAGCAAAAAAGTCTGCAACTTTATCGCCTGGGAGGACGCTTCGCTTGAGAAGCTCTGAATAGAGTTCAATCGGCTTCCCTGCTGGATGCTCGTGATCAGTTCTTTGATTGATGTTGATGACGTCACGAGCGCCTCCCAGCGCGGGTTTGTCCCCTTTGCGTGCAAACAGAATTGCATCGTAGCACGCACGTGGACCGTACTCAATGTTCCCGTACGATCCGACAGTACCCTTGTCCCAAATGAGAGGCTTACGCCATACTGTGAAGCCTCCGAGCTCAAAAGCGACAAAGAGTTCCGTAAAGCGTCTAATGTCGCAAAAGACATAAACGTGGGCTTTTTCGCGACAAAGGCTAAAGCAAAGCTGTGGGAGATGTTCACAGACTCGTTGGAACGCAGCTTCGCTATCGTCGTACTCATGTGCATCTGAGTCGAATGTTTGTCCTGCGGCGTCAGCATCGATTCCATAAGGAGGATCTGTAACGATACAATCGAAGCGAACGTCGGCGGAGTCACTGACTGCTGTAACAAAGCTATCTCCAAGGAATAGTCTGTGACTGGATACCTGAAGGTCGATTGAAGCCAGACGTTCTCGACGCTCCTGTCGCGCAAGCTCATCTTTGATGGCGCGACGAGCAGTCTTCTCATCCGGCGCTGTTGCCACGATTGGATCGTCGAGGTACTTCGAGAGGTTAATCGCTTCAGAAACTTCATTGACCTTCCTCTTATTTGCACCATCTCCGTATATCTTCTGAGCGGTGGCGGTGATCGTCTGTTCGGGATTCTGGGAAAGCAAATGCTCATGTAGTTGCGCTTGCGCTGCAACCTTTTCCTGCCACGTCAGGTCAATGCGACGAACGTTTTCTTCCAGTTCCGCTTCGCGGATGAGTTCGATTGGAAGATCGGAAAGGCGAACGTAGGGAATTTGGCCGAGCGGAAGGAGCGTGCCGTTGTGGAAGATTAGGCCGTCGGCTGGAGCCATTTTGCGCTCGGAGACTTCGCGCAGGTGGGACTCGTAGATGTCGCGGAAGGCACGCAAGCGGCGCTCGCCTGCGACGAGAGTAACGCCGTCGTCGCGAAGGACTATGGGTTGCATTAAGCCTATCGGCTTTAAGATCGACTGGACAAGCTCGATCATCGCGGTCTCGTCGAACTCCTTCCGTTGACGATTCTCCGGAACGACGACCTTATCATAAACGATGGTTTGCATTTAGGCTTCCTTTAGGAATTCTTTGACGGAGGAATAGACTGGAATCATCCATTGGCGCGCGAGTATGACTTCGTCGTCAGCGCCTGGCGAGACTCCAGAAAGTCTTACTAGTGCATTGCAGTGTTGCAAGAAGGCATTGTCGTGCGCCGTCCAAATGACATAAGGCTGAGGCTTATGCATATGGAGGAAGTGAAATAAGTGGGGCACGAAGACGAGGTGCCCTTTGTCGATTAATTGCGAAGCGGCCTCCATAGCATTGCGGACGTTAGCAGCAACATCACCAATGGTATAGGGACCGGATACGAATACTAACATTTGTTGTTCCTTAAAAGGAGGCGGGCGCGCTTACTCAAGGCGACTTCTTTATATCTCCAATCAGCTCGGAGCCCGTTAGGGTTAAGCTTCGGAGACCCGCGAATAGCGTTAGCTAATTATCTTCCTCCCCGCTACAGCTTGCCGACGGCCTTGACGCGGTTGAACACGCGCGTCGGGTCCTTCTTGTCCGGCTCGACCGTGACCTGGAGCTTCGCCGCCTTGCCGCGCATTGCCGCAAAGGGATTGCCGGGAACACCGTTCAAGCCGAGCGCCTCCAAGTAGCGCCCGAGTTGAATGTTCTTGTTCTTGCCGGTGGCGAGCTTGCCGTTCTCCATGTCGAGGAACACGGAGTCCTTGATCTGCGGCGACTCCATGCCCGTCGCTTCCTTCGCGCGTGCGTCGTCGATCGCCCAGAACAGGTCCACGATCGTCCAGTGCCCGGTACCGTCGGTTTTCGGTTGCTCCTTGGCTTCGAGCTTCGAGAGCATACCGACGTACTCGCCGGCAGGGATCGGGCTGAACGCGGTCTCGAGTTTGGTATCGATGGTTTGCTGATTTAAGAACTCTTCGGAACTAAACATTCGCTTTTCTCCAAGTTTCGATTAGTGGCACAAAAGACGGCTCCTGATTGTTCTTCCAATCCAGGTTCCGCGCTTTCACATCAGCGTCTACGCGAGCAAGATGCCACTTCCAGTTCATGTTACCGGAAGTGTCCGCTACGCGTTCCGCCAGAATAATGTCGGTGAAGTATTTCCCGAGTTGCGGCGCATTCTTGGCGCCCAAAGCAAGAGGCATGAGCTTGACAGAACCGACGGTTAGGTCGATTTCGCGATCGAGGTGAGTAAGGATGATCGTATGGCAGACAAGGCCGAGAGTTACGCGCTCGACAAATGCGAGCTGCATTTTCATCGCTTGCCCCCATTCGGGCTGCGAGACAGCGGGCTTTGATCCAGCGGCCCAAGAAAGAAGCATCGAGTTGGTTCCGGAAAGGCCATCTAGGACTAACGCCCGATCCGTTCCCCATGAATCGACGTTGCCCAAGTCCGCCTTGCATTCGTCGCAGACGAACTTCTCGCAAGTCTGCAAGAGGGTCCCGAATTGCGGGAAGGCTCGCTTGTCCGTGGCGGGCATCTTCTGCAAGGTCCCAATGTCGAAGGCTGCCGATTGATCGAAGGCCGCTTTGAAGTCAGACCACTTCGTTTGAGCTGGCGGAACGTAATGCCAATGGACCTTGTGGGCGGCGAGTGCTTCCTTGTATTTCGTTGAAGCATGACGGAGGTCCTTCATCACGTCCATGCCATTGTCGGTGAAAAGAACGCATGGCTCGATGCCAGCGTCGACGAGCGTCCGAAGCGCGTGGGTCTTCCCTGACCCAGGCGCTCCCATCAGCTCCACTTTGGTGCCGATGGACATGGACTACTCCTCGGAACCTTCGCCGTCGGGCGTCGCTTCGTTGATCTGCGTCTCGAGTTCGTCGACGGCAGTTTCGATCTTACTCGCCGCCTCGTCGATGTTTTCGAACTCGACGTCGTCGTTGTCCTCGAGCGTGGAAAACGACGACGTCGAGTTCG